TAACTCAGTATTTTCCAACGATAAAAAAGGAGCAATAAAAAAATGAAAACAACAAAATCAAAAACGAAAACTAAAGCTAAAACCTGTGAAACAAATTGCAACATCGAGGGATTCATAGGAATTATTCGGGACGTTGAAACGATCGGGCTTGAAATGCTAAAAGACGCAATGAAGTCGAAGCGAAAATTTGCAGCTTTTACGGAAACTTACAGGAATCAATTTGAGTTTCTTAAATACTGCGTCGATGCTGTGGAGTATTTTACCGACGAAAAATTTTCAAAAAAGAGGGTTAGAAAAAATGCAAAATAACACGGAAATGACAAAAAGAGAGCGTTACTTTTTAAACAAGCTTTTTTCTATAATCGAGGCGCTCTATATAGTTTTTAGATGCGACGAAAAAAAGTTAAAAGGAAAGCCAACCAATGAACAAACCATCAAAAATTCATGATTTAATCGACGAGCCCGAATTGGTCGATCGAATAATAAACAGCCCAGAAAGCTTTCCGTTAAACGAAGGGGTTTACTTTCGAAATCTCCGAGATGACTATTATCGGTTAAATCTTCGTTTTGCTAATTTTAGTTTGCTCAAAGAGATCGACAAAAGTCCGGCGCATGCTTTTTTAGAGAAAAAGCAAACGCCCGCGATGAAATTCGGGTCATTTGTGCATGAGTTAATTTTGACGGAAAATCGGTTTCCGTTTGAAAGTTTTTCGCCGAACTTCATGTCTGCGAAAATACTTGAAGACGATGCTTTTTTTGAAAAACAGAAGGTAAAGTACAAAAAAGACCGGGCAGATTTTGCTCTCAGTTATTATCAAAAAGAGATCATTAGCGAAGATTATTGGGAAGCGGGTTTTAAGATTCGAGATGCCATTGATAATAATGATTTAGCTAAGGGTTTAATGAAAGATGCCGATTTTGAAATTGCAGTCTATCGTCATTTGAACGGCTTCGATTTTAAAGGCAAAGCGGACATTTTAGGCGGCGATTATGTTGCGGATTTAAAAACGTCGAGCGACTTTTTAGCGAATGATTTTAGCAAAAGCATCTGGGCTTATAAGTACCATGTGCAGGCGGCGCTTTATTGTGCGTTATTCAATAAGCCTAATTTTTATTGGATTGTTGCCGAAAAAGCGGAGCCATATAGCGTAGCAGTTTACAAGGCGAGCCAAGAGATGCTCGATCGAGGTTATCAGGATTTAGACCGCTTGCTCGTTAAGTAGCAAGCTTGGCTTGACAATCCAAGTCAAACAACATTTAAACAAAATCAGATTGAAGAGATTAACTTGCCCACATGGGTATATTAGGAAAGGACAAAAAATGGAAAAAGAAACGGTTGAGCAAATTTTAACAAGTTCAAAAGATCAAACTTTGGCTTTTGATAAAATAGCCGCGGCGCTTGCGAAAGCGCAAAGTGAAATCAAACCGGCCACGAAAGACGCAACGAATCCGGCATGGCGAAGCAAGTACGCTACGCTTGATAGTTGTTTTTCAGCAATTCGAGAGCCGTTGTCGAAGAATGGGTTGGCTATTGTGCAGCGTACTGAGATTGACGACACGCTAGTGGTTGTAAAAACGATGCTAATTCACACAAGCGGACAATTTATTGAAAGCACGTATCCTGTCGCAATGATCGGCGAAAAACCGCAAGTCATGGGATCGGCTTTAACATACGCACGACGTTATGCCCTTAGTTCGCTTGTCGGGTTAACAAGTGATGAAGACGACGATGCAAACGCAGCGCAAACAACCATGCAAAATACTTATAGAAAACCGCCTGCGCAAACGCAGCGAGCGGCAACGAATCGGCAGGAGTTTCGACAAGAATTTATGAGTGGGCCACTTGAGAGAACAACGGGCCGTTAGTTTTTTAAGTTTTAAGACAGCAAAAAATTAAAAAAAGTTTTGGCGCAAGTGGCTTTCTGCGTCAAAGCGAGCGGGGCAAATTGCTGTCCTTTTCATTTCATAGATTGCCCCGCTCGCATCCTGCCTTTAGATTTGAGGCGTGGAGTTTTATTTAAATCTAGCAATCAATCCAAAGCCAAAGGCTCGGCATCGGACTGGGATTCGAAATCATCGAATTATTCACTACTCAGATCAACGAACCGTGGCATTTGAAAAACAAGTTAGATTGCTTGCGAGGACGCAGTTTCATCATGCGCCGATAAAAGGCCCCATTCGAGCCGTTTTTTTGTTTAAAATCGAAAAGCCGCAAAAAGGACGAAAGGGCAGCAAAATGAAAGAGCCAATTTGCACGCCCGATCTTGATAATTTGTTAAAATCGGTTTGTGATGCTTTGAACAAAATTTGCTGGAACGATGACGCTCAGATAGTCGAGATTTGTTGTAAAAAAATATGGGCGATGGAAAAAGAAACTCCCTCAATTCAAATATGGTTAGATTCCTTGGAAGCACAAAATGATGAGTGATGAGTTCATTCTTTTGATTTTGATTTTAGGTCTGCAAGTCATCAATTTTGCATTTAACATTTTTTTGCTGAATCGAGAGCGCAAAAAGTACAAGATTAAGCTATGAACTACGAAATTTTATTTTATTTTAGCGGATCAGGAAAATTAGAGATTGAGGCGAATAGTTTTAGTGAAGCTGAAAAAATTTTTAATGAGAAAAAGTTAGAGATGATTAACACGTCATGTTTAAAAGGTTTTCCTCGTCACATTTTAGCCATTCGGCAAGTCAATGGTTTAGCGGATAAAATGATGGAAGAACAGGATCGGGATACGAAAGACGATGAGTTAACGATTGATTTATCGGATGAAATCACAAAGGAGTTATCCGAGCCGATTTTGCTTTAGTAAGTAGCTTTCGATTTTTTGCAATAGTTCGGTGATATTGTAGCCGTACTGTTGTTTTGCTTCTAAAAAGTAAGTGTTACTTCTAGGCCACAAAACAATTTTTCGGTTTTCAATTTTAGCGATGAGAGAAAATCGATCTTCTGCGAGTATTTTGCCATGAAGTTTTGTGATGCGATCTTTTAGAGAAGTAAAATCGAGTGGCTCTTTGTAGATACTGTTGAGAGCTTTTTGCAAATTTTTTTTCTCTAAAATATCGAGTCTTGATCTTAGACCAGTTTCATTCCAAGAATCTTCCGAAATTCCTAGAGTCATAAAAACATTATAAAATAATTTGCGTCAATTGGAAACTATGCTAGGGGATTAGTGGCCCAAGCCCCAGAAAAGGGACTTAGGCCGATTGTGTTTGAAGTCTTTATGAAAGCTTATTGTTTCATAAAAGGCAATTTTCAAACACTAAAATTTGTTAGCGGAGCGAGTGAATTTAAAGCGAATTGTATTTAAGGGCTTTTGTGTTCGTCAGTCTTAAATGCGCCAGAATTTGTTTTAAAGAGACTTGTGACGCTAACATCTCGTTACGAGGGCGGGAGTGTTAAAAGCACGCCGAGCGAAAATTTGGCCGTTTCATGGGGTGTTAAATCTGACCATGAGATAGACCCGAAATTCCATTCGATGAGGGCTGGAAGCGAGTGAAAAGGAAATTCCGGCAAATTCGAGCTAGCAGATACAGGCTTAGAATATAAGTCACTTTGTGTTAGTAAACTTGGGCCTGAAAGCTGAGAACCGGCTTTTTCGAGCAAGTTCATGTTTTGGCTGGAAACAGCTTTAAACGGTTTTTTAAGTACCTTTTGCCCGAGGGTATTAAGACAGACGTGTATCCAAAATCACAATTTAACTCGAAGTAAGCGTTTTACATAACTCGAAATTAAGCGGCGGTGGGGTCTGAAAGTAACCCCTTTAAGCCGCGCTTAATTTTCTCGGAAAGGACAAAAAGAAGTTTCATCAATAGCTTTTTTTTTCTTCACCGACAATTCAACTAAGACACTTTTTACTCGAATTTTCTACTTATCGGAAAACCTCGTTTTAGCACAGGAAAAGCAAACTAATCGGTCAAAGCCTTGTAAGTCGTAATGAACATAACCCAGACTTTGAATGGGATAACTCTGTTTGCATTTAAAACAATGAAACCATTTATTTATTTTCTTTTTTTCTTCTAAAAACTTATCTTTTTTTTTGTTTTTATCGTCTAAACTCATAAAATCCCTTGTTTTTTTTGCTAAAAATTCAATAATGAATAATCGAGTTAATCGACTCTTGTAGATGAAGAGACTTTAAAATGGCTGAACCAAGAAACTTACGATTACGCAATCTAACCCCCCGAAAACTCTTATTTATTGACCATTACATTGTTTTACAAAACGCAACGCAAGCAGCAATTAAAGCCGGTTACTCTGCTAAAACGGCCCGAGTCACTGGCCCCACTCTTTTAGCTGAACCTGCGGTCAAACAGCGTATCGCTGAAAAAATGGCTGAAATTGCCAAAAAGAACGCCCTAGACGCTGATTGGGTCATTAAACGATTGATGGCAATAGCAGATACTACGATTGATGATTTAGTCGTAAAGACTGAAGACGGTCTTCGTTTAAAGACCGAGCAAGAGATTGATCGATTTAAGCTTTTAGCGGTTGAGCATTTTAGTAACGACGACCAAGGCAAAAGCAAAAGTCAGAGAATTAGATTAGCGGACAAAAGCAAAGCTTTAAAGATGTTGGGGGATTACCTTGGCAAACAATTTATCGCCAACGATACAGGATTCGATCCTGAAGCTTCAGAAGATGGACTTAGTAGACTTCCTGAGCTTATTGCAATCTATAGCAAAAAATGAACCTCAGATTGCTAAAAAGATGCTTTTTGAGCGTTGTAAAACAGATTTAGAATTATTTAGTCGTGCGTATTTTAGCCACTATTGTCGATATAATTTTAACGAATTTCATCACAGCGTTTTTGAGAATGAAAATTCTTTTGATCGTCAAGCTAGACGAATTTACATTGCGCCAAGGGGTTCGGCAAAAAGTACCCTCGTTTCGCTTATCACTCCCATTCGAGACCTCGTTTTCGGTCTGGAAAAGTTTATTCTCCTTATTTCGCACACTGAGGATCAAGCTGTTCAAAAGCTTAAAGATATACGCTCAGAGCTTCTTGAGAACGCCGCTTTACAAAAAGACTTTGGGCCGTTTTTTAACAGCCGTAATGTCGGTGCAACGGAGTTTGTCGCTCACAGTAAGCACTTTGCTTGTAAGTTTAAAGCGGTCGGCTCTGGTACAGAAATTCGAGGAATACGTCATAAAGAGAACAGACCCACAAAAATTATCTTTGACGATATCGAACACAGTGAGCGGGTCGAAAATGAGTTATTACGAAAAAAAGATGCCGACTACTTTTTCGAGGTCGTATCGAAGGTCGGTTTGGAAACGACGAACATCACGGGTGTTGGAACAATCCTGCATGAAGACTCTCTCTTACAAAAACTAAAGAACAATCCGGTCTATGAAACCAAAAGCTTTAAATCAGTAAAGCAATGGTCAACAAATGAAGCATTATGGCAACAATGGAAGAAAATCTTTACCGATTTAGACAACCCTGCACGAAAAGACGATGCAGACCGATTTTATCAAGAAAATCAGACTCTTATGCTAGAAGGAACAGAAGTTCTTTGGCCCGAGAAAGAGGACTACTACTACTTGATGAAGGAAATGATCGAGATCGGGACTCCGGCTTTCCTTCAAGAAAAACAAAATGAACCTGTAAATCCTGAAACTCGAATCTTTAACCATGTGACGTATTACGACGTCTTAGAAAGCGGCGTAAAAGTAGAAAATTCAGACCGTATTATTCCTTGGGCAGAATTAAAGAATCATTGTTTTGGCGTCTTAGACCCAGCGACGGGTCAAACAAAGCCTAAAATCGGGTTGGGAAGTGATTATTCTTGTTTAGTCGCTGGGTATTTGCACCCTACAACAGGGCGAATCTTTGTTCACTATGAATTTACAAAAGTCGTGCCACCTTCGGTTTTTATCGATCAGATTTTTAATACGCATGAAACCTTTGAATTTCAAAAGTTCGGTGTCGAAATCAATCTTTACCGAAATCTATTGATGCAAGACATTATAAAAGAACGAAAGGAAAGAGAGCGTAAAAATAGCTCTAAACTCACAAAGCTTGCCTTTTACGAAATTGAAAACACCGCACCAAAGCGCCAAAGAATCTTTGCCCTCGAGCCGAAAGTTAGCCACGGTTGGATTGTTTTTAATCGTAATCTTAGTAAAGAGTTTATGAATCAGATTTTGCAGTTTCCGAACGCTGCCCATGACGATGCGCCAGATGCTCTTGAAATGCTCTATAACCTTTGTTTAAACAAGTATCCCGCTTCTCCTCTTTCGGTAAAACCCTTTGCAAAGTAAAATAAAAAGGGGAAAACTGTATTAAATGTTTTTTAAACGTAACGATAGAGTTCAAAAAAGAATCGATAATAACCTTGGCATTATTCGCTACGACGAAAAAAAAATAGCCAAAGATGGTTTTGTTTATCGAAAACTAGAATTACATGAATTTGATGAAATCTATGAGGGTAAACAATATAAGCATTTGCCCGAATGGGAACAGGCCTGCGACTCGCAAGACTACGTTTCCATACGTAAAAGAAAACCGCGAATTCAATATCCTTTTGCTAAAGTCTTAGCTTCAAGAATTGTCGGCAAACTCGTCGGACAAAAAACATTTCCAACTTTTAAAAACGAGGCTGATCCGAATTTTGAAGAATACTTAAAGCTGATTATTAAAGCTTCCAATATCAAAGCTTTATTGACCGAGCCTTTACGTCGCATGATTGCAGCCGGGTCAGTGTTTATTCGCTTTGGTGTGATTAACGGCAAATTTGTTGTTAATTACGAGTTAGCAAAACACTGTTATCCAAAGTTTGCCGCAAATGGCGATCTCGAGTCTGTAACAGTCGCTTACGTTTTTGAGGATAAAAATGACAAAGATCAAAAAAACAAACCAAAGAAAAAATGGTACCGAGCGGACTACGGCCCTGACTCCGATATTCTCTATGAACCGGCGGATTACCAAGAAGTCTCAAATTGGGAAAACATTGAGTTCGTAGAAAAAAGTCGTATCGATCATGACCTTGGCTTTGTTCAAGGCGAATGGTTTAGAACCTTTACAAATAATCAAAAGATCGACGGCCCGAGTCTCTTTCCAGACATTAAAGACTTTATGATCGAGCTTGATTACAATTTAAGTCAAAGCTCGCAAGTCATTCAATACAACCAAGACCCACAGTTAATTGTTCAAGGATTAACAGAGGATGATTTAGAGAATTTAATACGATCTAGCCAAAGGGCATGGAATTTGGGGAGGGAAGGGCAAGCGACATTCCTTGAAAGTAATTTGGGTGCGGTGGGTGTCGCTGGGGAATTTAGAAACACTATTCGATTACATATTCAGGACATTGCACGAATTATCTTGATGGACCCGGAAAAGATGGCTGGATATGCACAAAGCGGAAAAGCTTTAGAAATACTGCATGGCCCTATGGTCGATTTAATTGAGGAAATAAGACCTTCGATTGAACAGCCCTTACTTAATCTTTTAATTAAAATGGGTTTAGTAAACCTAATTTTGTTACAGGATAAACAGCCTGCACCCGTCGTTTTAAATGTTAACTTTGTTCCAGAATCCTTTTCTTTTGATATTCAATGGCCGCCTGTGTTTGAAAAAACACTGCAAGACTTACAGTTAAAGGTAATGG